TGGGCCGAGACCGTCCCGAATCACTGGCTTCTGGTTGCGGTGGCAAGGGAGATACCAAGTGCGGAATGATTGATTTGGTGGTGGGAAAAGCATCAGCAGTAAGCGCCAAACGATCAGGCGGAACGAGCATAATTGGTAAGCTATCAGGTGGCGGACCAGGCTGCGAATTGAAACAAGAAGATGTAGCAGGTCCTAACTTTATTTCTGACGCTGCTAGGATCTATATAACGCAGAAAACATTAGCCGGTAAGGACGGCTTACAAGGTGGCATTGATAGCTACTTAGGGCTACCAGACTTAATTGGGGCAGGTGATTCTGGTAATAAATCTGCGATTGCCATCAAAGCAGACCACACCAGAATTGTCGGAAGAGAGTGTGTTAGGATTTATTGTGGCTCCTCTAAAAACGTTGAAGGCTCTCTTTTTGAAAGTGGTGGAGAAACTTGCGCCAATGGCGATGAGTTGGAGGCCCCCAAAATAGAATTGATAGCCGGTAGTGCTAGTGATGTCCAGCCAGTTGTTTTGGGGGATAACCTGAAAGAGTACTTGGAAAACCACAACAAGATTGTATATAGAATGCTAGATTCACTCGCAGAGGCATTTAAGCAGTTGGCATGGATAAATGGGCAAATTGCTATTTTGACTATGGGAATGGGCCCAAATATATTATTTGCTATTGAAGATCTTCTGAGGATGGGAGATAGCTGGATACAGACTATAAACACACTCATACAAGAGGTAAACTCTTTAGATAAGCTACTCATTAAAGGTGGCAATAGTATATTTAGCAATACAGTATTCACAACATGAGGTATTAAATGTCAAGCGAAGAAAATATATCAGAAGTAAAACCATTGCAAACAGATGTTTGCGAACAGGTGGAAAAACCAGTAGAGCCAGATAGGATATGCCCCACGTGCATTCCTAGTGAGGACTATGTCGTTCCAGATTGGTGGGATGAAGAGGCTCCATTTTTAAATGAGAAGACCTGTGAGTATTGGACTGCTGTTTCTATAAATCAATTTGGAGACTCGTATACTCAATCTGATTTACAAGGAGTTGATCCCACGCGGCTTAACCAAATCATGAAAACCTACATCAGATCTGGAATTAGAAAAATGCTTCGGCATTTTGATAAGTTAGAGACAGACGGCACAGTTTGTGGCGCACCTCCCGATTCGCTTGGGGGTGGCTGTAGAGACATAACTGGGGTCAATTATCAATCTTGGATTGAAGAGGGATCGAAGAAGGTTGTTGTTGCCGGGCAAGCCATCGGAACAGTAGTGCAAGATCCAATTCCAGAATTAAATCCAGCCCCCAATTTGATTACAAACCCTAAAGGCTTAGAGTTGTATGGGAATGCTTCTGATTACTATTTCTATGCTCCAGGGGAGAGTATTTTACTTGTCTTGGTTACGGTGCCGGCCTATATATTTGACCAGGTTCCCAAGGCCCCTGAGTTTCCAAGCGTTGATATCAAAAAGGAAGAAGTTGTCGTCGATGCCAGGAAGTTTAGAAGACAATTAGCTCAATTAAAAAGAGTTATGAAAATCTATGCCAAATACCAATCCTTCTTTTATCAACAGGAGAATGGAAGATTGATGCAGGAGAGAGCAGATGGCTCTTACAAAACAATATATTTAAAATATATGAATGATAAACTTGATCTTTTTGAGGATCATTTGGATACTCTAATTGACAATAACGGGTATTCTTGGGCAACTTTTACTTTTGCTATTAACAGGATTACAGATATAAAAATTGTTTTCAATAAAGAGGATGAAGATCGACCTTTCGACGTTGAGGAAGTTTATGTAAAAGCTAAGGGCTGTGATTGGACTAAAATGACAGTTGGCTTTAATGTGTTTAAGAGTAGCCCTGTTGTTAAAGGCCAAACTGTCATGGGCTACATAGCCAGCATCAACGATATGGAAAAGGATTTATTAGCGAGGGTGACCCCTCCTTGGCTTGATTTTGTTGTTAAATATACATATCCGCCAATTGATGTAAATTATGGTATTTCTCATTTGACGACAGACCCTGTTGGTAGTTGCGCCTTGAAACAGTTAGAGGAGTTGGATGATTTTATATTAGACTCAGTTTTGTCTTTTTCGCAAGCTTTCGCATACCAGCTAAATAAGCAGAATTGTAAAATGTTGTCAGATTTGAATTTGGCTGACCCGGCAAACCCCAATTCCGAAATGGATTCTGCTGGTCTTGATATTTCTAAGGCATACGAGAAATTTAGAAAAAAGGTTGTTACTGATTATGATAAAAAAGTAGGACCGGTTCAAAAATGGATGAAAGATACTTTAGGTAAACGCAAAAAGGGAGCAAAGAAGAACAAGTGGCATGCGCCCCTGAAGATGCTTAACCCTTGCCGATGGAAGCATATTGTTCTTTATGCGCTAAAATGCCTAATGGGTGGAATGGATATAAAGCAAGTATACTTGACGTTTATCAAGAAAACCCTGGCTTCTTTGGCTGGTGAAGGCTTAGAAATTGTCCTTGGCGGCTTGCCGCAAGACAAATACGACAAAATAATGGAAATTATTCGAAGAGAATTCAAGGATATGCCAATGCCTTGGGAGACTAAGTACCTGCCCGGAGAGGTTCCAGAGAAGCTCCAAGACACTATGGCCACCAGGGAATTGGAAAAAAAGTCTGAACAAATTAAAGATTATAATGATAGGGAAAGGCAAAATCAAGAAATCTATGCAAGGCTCCAAGAGCTTGGCATTGATGTTTCTAAAGTCCAAACAGCGGGATTGTCAGATAAAGAAATACAGCAATTAAACGCCCAAGAAGAATTAGAGGGGCCTCCGTCTCCCGAAGATCCGTCTTTATCTTATGCTAAGGTGGTCGAGGCCTTAACAGTTAATTATGTCGATTTTAAATATGATGATATTTTTAAAATCCAAGATTCAACAGTGGATAAGGAGGCAGGAAAGATTAAATCTCAATGGGATGAGATAAACGCGGCGATAGAACGAGGAAAGGAAATGTATGATGCTGTTACGAATGTCATACTAGAATTAGATGATGACGAGACCATGCAGGGATTCACTTATGTTGATTATCGGGGCGCTATTTTTGAGGAGAACAAAAGTAGCTTTTGGATACCACTATCATTCAAAGACGAAAATGGCTCTTGGGAAATAACCCAAGCCCAATGGAGTGGAGATAACGAAGACGGTTATAAATGGCATACTATCACAGATAAGGCACATTTGGCCACAGCAACCACACTGCTTAAAGCTAAAATAGCAGATGATAGAGCTTCGATGGAAAAGAGATTAGAAATCAAGCAAAAGAAAGCAGCCCAGTCTATGAGAGAAATCGAACAAGGCAAAGCAACTCTCGAAAGCAAGTTAAGGGCTCTTGACCATATTAATAGTAACGGAGTAGTAAATAAAGAATCTCTAAAATCATCTTTGGAAGATGAAGTTGAGGCGCATCGTATAGCATTAACGAATAATAACAGAGTTTTGTGGAAAACAGATTCGTCTTTGTTCGATAATAAAGATTATTTGGCATGGGATTCGCTTGATGAAGAGGGAAAAGAAAAAGCCATTGAACAACAGAAGCAATTAGCAAGTAGAATTTACAAATTGGAGCCTGGGGAAACAGTTGTTCCGGGAACGCTTGGGAAGGCTTTGGGCAACGTCCAAAAGGCTGTAGTGGCTGTCTTGATCGAGGCCATATTACAAACAGCTACTATTCAAGATATAATGGCTGCTTTTGATTCATTGCCGGGATCAGGGCTGATCGCATCGTTTCTAGCATCCTTTAAGTGCCCCAACACGCACTTCATATGGCCACCAATTGATACTTTTTTGAATACTTTGACTTTTGACCCTTGTGGACCTGGTAAAACCGGGATTGCGTTACCTAAAATACCTGAGCTTGGGAGTATTAAAGGCTGGACGCTTTGGGGAGCTTTGAAAAATGCTTTCTTGTTCGCATTACAAAAAACGACCGAACAAATAGTTATGGCAATGTTGATGAAGGTGGCCAAGATACTTGATAAAGCTCTGTGTGTCGCGATGGGTGTGCCGGGCAAATGGATAGCGAATAAACTTGGTAGAAATGATAAGAGTTTTGGGGATATTGTTGATGAATTAATTTGCGGCAACAAGAACAAATCTGATAAAGAAAAGAACAAAGCACTGGAACAAGTTTTTAAAAACGCAGGGGCATCCCCAAAGGCCCTTGAGGTTCCATCTGGTAACGCAGGTGATGCTCCCGGAGCACAGCAACCACCAGCCACAGGAGATAAAAAAGCCTATTCCAATACCAACCAGCAGACGCAAGATATTCAGATGCAAGAAGCATCAGGCAAATATAGAGATCTGTCGGTCTTATTGTCTAGAGTAGCAACAAAAAACGAATTATTACGGGCTATGACCTCTATGCCAGAGGACCAAGACCTTGGTTTCATGAGAAACATTTCAAATGTAGTAAAACTGAAATTGCCAGAGTTTTCTGCGGCTTTCGAAGATGAAGAGGCTACAATCGACTTCTTTACAGCTTGCGGAAACCTTTTAACTCCAGAGCAAAGACAGCAGCTTCAGAATAAGCTGGACGAACCAGGTGCGGATATGCCGATTGATAAGACAATCTGTCTTACAAGTGAGCAAAAAGAGCAATGGGATAATGATAGAATTAGCGCATTTGAAAATGCCGGGCTACACCCAGATGTGGCAAAACAATATGTTGATAAGATAAATGATAGAGTTGTTTCGGATTTTGCTGACGGGCTTGACGCTTTAATTAGCGCACCTGAAGAAGAGTTCCAAAGGGCGCTAAATGAAGCCTTCACTCCAGCCGATGCCACTGATCCTGACTGTAAGTTGCCTTCTATTTACGACCCAGAGCCCGGAAATATGAAAGAAGATATAAAGATGATATCAGAAGGGCTATTTAAGAGATTACAAAAAGCTTTTGTTGATGACATGATAGACTTTAATCCAATAGAGAGGTTCTTTGGAGATCCACCTGGAATATTAAGCTCTATCTTATCTGATAAAAGGGGCTTTACATTGAATTATCATAATTTTGTTAATAGTAATACCTTATTTAGATCTATCATAACTGGTGACTGGGGTGGAGACTTATTAGAAACACCTGAAACAATTGGCATTGTTATGAAAAATTATTTAGATAACAACACTTTTGAATATGAATATCTTGGCGATCAAGAGGGGATTATAGATAAAGAAAAACCAGCTTTAAAAATGGATTTTGAAACCAACGAGGACGACCCATATAAATCAAAGTTGTTTATGTATGATGTGCTGGAAGACAAAAAGAATAAAGATGTTGGGTCCTTGTTCCCAATAAAGCAAAGCTTTGATTACAAACTCAAAATAAGAGCCCCTGGAATGTTGTATAGGACTTTTGTTGTTGACAAGCAGTTCGGCACAACTAGCAACGAAGAGGTGACCCCCGAATTAACTGAGGAATCATTGTTGTTGGAAATTGAACCAGATATGAATGTCGGAGCGGATTACAGAGTTACAATTCTCAAAAATTTCATTGAAAGGGCATATAAAAGAGTCGGAAACGCTTCTGTCACAATTACTGCGTCTCGAAAGATATTTACTGGTCTTAACGGTTTAATTTTTAACGATTTTCGTAAAAAACTCCTTGAAGGTGCCGGCGGTGGGATTCCTGAGGGTTTTTATTATGGAGATCAGGATGTTCAGTTAACAAAAGAAGATTTGACATATGTCGGCCCCAATGGGGAAGATTATGATTACGAAGAAGAGGATATGGTTTTGGGTAAGAGCAAAACTGATAACCCAAGGGTTAAGTACTTGGACCCGGCGATTCACGGCGGCACATACAACGAGCCATTTAGATATATTGAATCCGCCGGCGAATGCGGTGGTCAAAGAGGCTGGATGAAGCTTGCGCGGATATTTATCCCAGAAATATATTGTAACCAAAAAGAGACTGATTTTCTATATCTAAAGCAGCTTATGGATAGGGCTGAGGAGATAAGAGGGAAAATTGATCTAAAGCCAGAGTTGGAATTCGACCCAGAGTGCGTTGTCGAAAAGCCGTTTGATAAAATAGCCTCCCCAATGACTTTGGCGAATTTAGAAGCTTCCGTACTGGCGACTATTCGGATACATATTACTGATTTTCTTATTAGTGCGATGCCTGTTATAAGTAATATTAATTTTGATTTCGGAAGAAATTATGATGAAGCAATATCAGAATATATTATGTATAAGATTGAGAGGGCATGTATCAATGAAGTTTTCCTCTTAAGGGGCAAGTGGGAAGGTCATAATTATTATTTATTGTTTCTTGAGCAGGTCGCCCAAACAGTCATGAGGATGATTGATAATGAAGAGATTGTTGCCAACGAAGAGCTTACTAAGGCATATGGGAAAATTGAAAAAGCTAGGGATGATTTTTCTCATGGTGATTTTAAAATTAAAAACTCAGGAAACTGGGGTGTTGCTAGTATGGCTGGTGTGGGAATGCTCGGCATGGCGGTTATAGCAGCTTCTGGCCCAATAGGCTTAGCCATTATTGCTTCAGGGGGTCTTGTTAAATTTGTTGTAGACACCATTGAGAAAAACGTGGCAAAGTGGGCTATGAAGTTGTATGCTATCAATGAGGCTAAAAGCCCCTGCCGAACAATGCTGAAATATTTGATTCGTGAACAAATAAATTTCTATAGTGACGAGTTGGCACTCAAGCTGACCCCTAGGCCCTATATCTACGATACTACAAAGTATTTTCTGGGGGCTAGCGATACTTTCGGAGATCAAAAGAAATCAATTAAAGCTGGTCTAACTGATGTGGAAAACCCTGTTGGCGGAGGTGTTGGCAATATTCCTTATGGTGAAGTATATGATGTTGTGGAGACTACTGCTACGAATCCATTACCGAGGATAACCCAGGGAACAACGGCAAACTCTTTCGTCGGTAAATCGAGAGATAGCGGCGCTTTTTATTTTGAAAAGTATGTAAGAATTTTAGCGCCTGATTCTTCTTTTGCGGATGTCTCAAACGTAACAAACCAAACCCCATTACAAAGTGCGGTCCTTAATAGGGATATTAGTCTTCGTGGGGTTGTTAAGATCTCTAAATTTAAAAACTTTCTCCAGTCTCTTAATCAAATAATGCAACAAGATCCGAATGTTAATATTTCTGATGCTTTTGGAGAGTTTGCCCATAGAAACATAACACAATCGGATTCGTCAAAGCCACCGCTTTCTGAAGAAGAGGAGTCTGGTTTGCCATCTCCATCCGATGTGACACCAGTAGAAGAGCTATCTTTAACTGGGGTGAAGTTTGGTGTTAGGTTGTGCTTTGTGCCCCCGGAGGGATTTTCACCAAATATGTTTTCTAATGAAATGACCAAGTTAGAGAAATCGTATGTGTTTGAATCACAGTATCAGTATGATTCTACAAAATATATTTTTCCGATTTGCTCTTATGAGCACGATTTGCCTGACGCGACTATTCAGGAATATATTGAGTCAGACGGTGACTTAAATCAGGAAATAAAATGTTACATAGACAAATTAGCCGAAAAGCCAGAGTATACATTCTTTTTTGATAAATTGTTTGATATGAAAAGAACTCCTTCATTGTTGGCTATTTATTCTAGTATGAATTTTTTACCTTCCATTGGCTTGGGTGAGGATGAGAGAAACGAAGAAGAGTCTTTAGGCAGCAATATTCAGGATACGTTTAATGATTCTAAATATGCGGCACGGCGACTGTTTATATCCTTATACAAAAGAAAAGATTTTGATCCCCCCGACGAGGAGGACGATTATGACTTTGTAAAAGATGAAACCCGAAGATTGGTTGCGAATGTTTTTGGTGCGGTTACTTTTGAGAATACAGTATTTCCATGGCAAAAAAGAAGGTTATTAGACAAGCCATACGATTGTGAGGGGAAAGTTTGCGGAAATCCGCTAACAAAACTATATGAAACCAAAGAAAAATAAACTATTTTATTGAGAGGAAGACAAATGGCAGATATAAATTATACAGTAAAATTCCCATTGACTTTTGAGAGTGAAGAGCCTGGTCACGATTCCATTGGCTCTGACCGCTTGATTGAGTTAATACACTTTAATATGAAAAACATTTTGTTATGCTGCGCAGGCGAGAGAACGTTCGATGAAGATTTCGGGGCATGCTTAGCAAAATTTGTTTTTGAGCCGATGACTCAGATAGTGGCAGATGAATTGAAATATACGGTCGAGCAGCAATTGGAAAGTTATTTACCATATGTGTATATCAATAACGTTTCAGTGGTTTTGTCTGAGGAAGAGAGTATGTTTTTGGCAGTCCGGATAGAATTTACAGTAGCGCAAATTAATTTAACAGATGTTTTAGAAATCTCCTTAGAGCAAATTGTCGGTAGCCCATTCACCACCAGTGAGATAGGGGATCTTGTTAGAGACTATCAGGGTGGGTGATAAAAAACAAATGTTTAATTTAAAATTTGATTTGATATCTATTTATTTTGATTTTATAGGATTATTATGAATGCCAAAAAAGAAAAATGTAGAAATAAAGTATACAAGTAGAGAATTTGACACAATTAAAGAAGATTTGGTTGATTATGCCAAAAGGTATTATCCAAATTCTTATAGAGATTTTACTAAAGCTTCATTCGGCTCCATGGTTTTAGATAGTGTTGCTTATGTTGGAGATGTGCTATCATATTATATAGATTACAGCGTCAACGAGAGTTTTCTGGACACATCAAGTGATTTTGATAATATAAGAAAACATGCCCGAGCGTTGGGATACAATTTTTTTAGCACCCCTTCTTCCTTTGGCGAAGTCGCTCTTTTTGTAAGTGTTCCTGCTAATTCCGCTGGTACAGCACCAGATACATCGTATTTGCCAATTTTAAAAAAAGGGGC